TCCGCAGAAGTTGCGTACTCCTGTGTACCAGCTACCATCGTGATTTCAGCAGTGGTAACATTAAAAGGCCAACTCCACTCATACATGTTGATGTCTTGAATGGCATCGTTGACAGAATCCTTTGCCAACTTAATTTCAGGGTCTGTAGTGGTCTCAAAAGTTGCGCTCACAGCTTCCTTAGAACCAAAGCGGCGCAAAGTTCTGTTCGTCAAATCTAGAAAGTTCAAGGCCACTTGTTAATCCTTTAACTAAATGTACGAAGGAGCTAGATGCTGTTCAGCAGGAAGCAGATTTGAGGGGAAGAGACGGAAGATTTCGGGGAATTTAGACACCATATTGTCCCACACCTCCTTGTTAGCTGTGTTACACATTACATTGTGTACCTGTTCATCAGCCGGGATGTATTTATTATTGAGGACATCCATCAGATAATCCTGTAAATAATATTCTCCAATTACATGCACGGATACATCTGGCCCCAATAAACGGAGTGCTTGTGATGCTTCCTGTGCTGCTCCCATCATGACAAAATTGGTGAGTACTTTGTTACCATTGTTTAGGTGGACAGGAATTGGGGCTGTTTTAGTAACTGCTTCTCTATCCCCGTTGACATGCGTTGTCTCGTCAGAAACCCAACTTAGGTCAAACCCATACACAACAATCTTCTTAAACCCCATGTAGGCTGCTAGGCAAATAGTTTGCAGTGTGGTGTTCGAACCTTGTGCGATACACTTAGAGGAGGGCACATACGAGGATGCTGTGCGGCTCAGAAAACGGTATGTTTTATTCTTTGGGTACTTCTCAAACATTTCTGGTAGACACTGAGTGCTGATGAAATGGACCGTACCGGGGGTGTCGTGAATGTACTTCAGTTCAGTAGGCTTAGTGTCAAGGTGTACGTTGTAATCAACTTTTACACCATTTTCGTGCAGAAAATTGCCCGTCTTAACTGAAAACACACGGACATTCTTGTCTCTGCTGTGGCGGGCAATGTCGGCAATGTTGTCTTTCAGACTTGGACCCGCACCGCATATAATGGCTGTCTTACCTTTTGCCACATTTTTGTGAGAACGTAGATATGCTTGGATTGACTTTGCACGATTTTTGTTCGCTTCATGATTCGCTCTTAGGTTGTCTACATTGTCTTCACATTGCAATTTAATCAAAGGTTGACTCCTACGTCACTTAGAGAAAGGAGATGAGGGCACCACCTAAGTAGCAGTGCCCCCACATTAGTTAAGCGAGTTGGTCGCGGTCAACGTCTGCTGCTTCCTGAACCTGACGGACATCCGTCATGAATACAGTGAAGCGAACCTTGCCGTCAGACGGTACAACAGAACCCGGTACAATCAGGGTCATGTCGATTGCGTCCTCTGCCGAGGTTGCATTAACAGAGTTTGCACCAAACGGAAGCAGACCATTCGAACCCGGTGCAACGAAGCCCAGAGTGTTAAGGTCGCCACCATCGACAAAATCGTCACCACCTGCAACATCAAGGTCAAACGTAGCACCCGTCGAAGAGTCTACAGTAAGAACCTCTGCAATTGCACCGTGAAGCAGAGTGTATGCCGGGACGGGCATAACCTGAATCACATCAGCAGTAGCGAGAGCCGAACCTTTAGTGGTGGTTGCTTCTGCGAGGTCGATGACACGCACGACTTTGTACGGTCCCGGCCCAGAGAGGCGGGAAACGTGGTTGGCGTTTGCGCCTGAACCTTGGCGAAGATCAATAGTAGCCATTGGTATCTATCCTCCTTACGCGATGTTTACACGCGCTGTCACGATTGCTTCAGGACGAAGAATCTTCATTTATATTCAATGAGGGGCGGTAATCCTCACCCGCTTGAAGGTATTTAATTGCCGATTTTAAGATTGTCGCGCTATCTTTGAAAAGACCCAGCCCATGATTGCATGAACTACACAACAAACCTCTTACCTTACCCGTATCATGGCAATGATCAACAAAGAGGCGAGAAGTCCTATTACTAGAAATCTTGCTTTTGCAGATGGCACATTTTCCATCTTGATCATCAAATATCTGTTCATATGTTTCCCATGTGATGTCGTAAGTACGTTTAATGAAGGCTTTGTACTTCCTGTGCTCATTACATGGTTTACATTTTGACCTCATTGCAATACCTCCAAAAGACCGTTTATCTCGCTCTAAAGAGTATTGTGATGGGTCTTTGAACTTTCCGCAGGATGTGCATACTCTGCCTTTTTCATGCGGGTGTCCATTGGGTAACCTAAGTTTCTTCGACAATTTTTTACCTCATAGCTGCTGTATGTTTCCATACAGATTAGACTATATCAAACACTGGTGTTTTCCAGTGTCCCCCTATTTCCCACTCCCTTGAGTGGTACGGGATGTCTCCCTAGTCGTTACACGTTCCCTTGTAAGGGCTTCGCTCGGTATTGTCTTAGCCTCGTCCATGAGCCTTAGAGTTTCACCGAATTAAGGGGGTTTCGAATGTAGATCACTCTACATAAGCGCAGTACCTAAGAATATTAAGCAATATTAACGCGAGCGGTAACGATTGCCTCTGCTCTCAGGATTTTACGACCATACATGTGCATACCACGGACAATATCCGCGAAGCTGTCTGGATCACGGTAGCTCTCAACTTTGTTGATCTGCTCCGCGCATGCGACAGCCGACTTGTGACCAGCAACAACAACACCGTAGTTGGTGCCCTGTGCAGCGGTACCAGAAGTTCCAGCGCCCGTACCAATAACTGGCAGGTTGTTAGAAGTGTAGATTTTGAAGCCACGAATCATGCCTTCACCTACGCGACCATTGCGAAGAAGATTCTCGCTAGAGGAAACGTAGTCATGGTTGACAAGCTTAGACTGCTCATCACCCAACACTTCAAGGAACACCGGATCAACAATGACCCAACGATCTTCCTGTGGAACAAACTGCTGATCCAGAAGACGCTTCATGCGGTTCAGAACCTGCAACGGCGAAGCAAAGTTCGACGTGTTAGCAGTCGGGTTAGCACCAAGCGGGATGGAGTCCCCAGCGCTTGCAGCAGTCGTACCGAAATTGTTGGAGAAATCGGTGCGGTCAAGCTGCATGGTAGCCAACAGACCCTGACCATTCGTGGTGCTGATTGGCGAGGTGCCGGATGCATCAGCAGAAGTAGCCGTGGTGTTAGCGTTGCTGTGCAGAGCCGACTGAGTGTAGCCAGTAAGGTAACCAAGAACGTCTTGGTCATACTGGTCTTTCAGGCGGTAGCCAGCGCGAGAAGTCGCGAGGTCTTCCCAGTTGTGATGAGCATGCTTCTCTTCGATGTCGTCAATCTTGAAGGCAAAGTAGTTTGCCTGATCCACAACCATCGTGAAGTCTTCATCATCGAGGTCTTGAGCGGTGATTTGAGTACCGCGAGAGTAAGCTGAAACCGAAATTTCAGGCTCTTTGATGATACGGACGGAATCACCCATGTTGGAGATTTCACCGTAGTAGTCGTTGTTGCAAATGTCCTGACAAACAGAAGATTTGCGAAACGCGAGTTGGGCCTTTCTAGAATAGATAACAGGACTGAAATTCCCGTTAGGAAGGTTGCCCCAACCTGCTGCTGCGCGGAAAGCCATGATTTAAGTTCCTCTGAATAGCCTTTCCAAGGCGGCAGAGCTAACTCTATTCGAGGCCACAAATTACTTAATGCGGTGTCCTTTCGGGGCGCTGTTGAATCGGTGGGTATTCGTTGTTAGCAATAATATTAATGGTTCCACATGTCTACATTGGGTATCCAGAATATGGGGCCAATTTGTGAAATGTGGTAATGACAGAGTACTATCCCCGTCATTACCTATAGTTGTACCACATTTTTCACCATTTGTCAAGTAAAAAACGCATTACAAGTGAATTTTTTTTATTCTGTCGGTCGATGCCCGCTAATATCATACAGGAATTGACCGTCCCTAATAGCCTGAGTAATGTCAGCTTGGTTCTCTTCGTACCATTCAGCAGAATTGCGCTCAATCATGCTTTCAGAGTACTTGAACTTGCGCTTCGGCTTAGGTTCGCCTTTGTCGGTGCGTTTCATTGGTGCATCTGCAACTTCCTCGGCAGGTGACTTTTCTTTTTTCGCCTTGGGTTTGCTAGACGAGACACCTGTCTCCAATTTGTACATGTTGATGACATCAATGATTGCATCAGCATCAGGGTTCTTACCCTCTTTAATAATGCTTTGTACAAATTGAGATTTACCACTCAGCCATGAAGCCCATTTAGGGTCTTCTTTGATCTCGCCCATGTCGGGGTGAGCTTTCATGATTCGAGATACAACACTTTGACGCCTGATGTTTTCATCAATTTCGTCAACTTTCTTCAACTTTTTCTCAATGGTTGGTTCAATAGTAGACAACTCATTGCGAACATAAGTCTTCAGAATTTTGGCAAAGTCTGGATAGGTCTCAGCGAATTGGGCAATGTCTTCAGGGGAGGACATGCCTTTCATCATTTCTGCTTGTTGCGCTGCGCCCTCCAAGCTTTCAAGGCGCTCTGCTAGTTCTGCAAGGCGCTTGTCCCGCTCGTTGATTTGCTCTTGGGACCATCGGCGTAAGTCACCGTGGCGTTTTTTCCAATCATGTCCATCACTTTCTTCTCGTGATTTCTTCGTGCTTTCTCCTGATTCTTCCTCCACATCTGATTCTGTCTCCTCAACCATGATTTGGTCTTCATCTGTGGCCTCCTCATCGCTATCGTCATCAAGGTCAGGTGCAAATGCTTCATCTGCCATTTTAGCATCATCCGCACGAGCGCTCTTGTGCGCCGCTTCAAGCTCTGCAATTTCTTTCTCAAGGTCTTCTGTATTCTGTCGTGTTGACACAAAGTCTCCACTCTTCATTACCGCAACTTTCTCAGCCATGTTAACTCCTGTGGTCTGGGGGCCGTTTCGGGTAGCCCAGCAAAGCCCATGCCTACACTTGGCAGACATGGGTATTCAATGTTATTTCTTGTAGTTGGCTACTGCTGGTGGGACGACTAGACCGCCCTGTTTGTACCCCATACCTTCTGCACCAGCAACTCCTTCAGCAGAACCAGCCCCAGCAGAACCAGCGGCTCCCATACCACCCTGACTACTTTCTGCTTGGGATGTATCACTATCTTTTCCAATATTCTCGGCAGCGCTAGCAAAACCAGAACCGTCATTTGGGTCTGTATCATCATCGTCAGAAAGTTCTCCGGGTTTTGACTCATCAGCAGGACCCCCCCAGCCTACATCAGTTTGCTCAAATCCAGCATCTTCCATAGACAAGTCAGGCAACCCTAGAGGAACCCCCATAGACCTTGCTATTCTGCTAATTAATGCCTTAGAAGTAGGTATACTACTGAGAGCCGTTTTTGCCCCTGCTACTTGACCATGCTTACCAACTAATCCTTTGTCGTTAGCTTGATTTGATACATGTTCTTTTTGAGCATCAGTCAAATCATGTTTATCTAAATTACCTAGATTAAATCCGTTAACTGCCATGTCTACCGCAGTTGCCGCAGGGATGTCACCATAATCCATCGTGTCAGGATTGTCATGGTCCCCCATACCTCCCTGATTCTTCATGTTAGCAATGGCAACATCATAGTCCGTATTCGTCCCTACCATTTTACCGTCCTCAGTCTCACCGGGACGCAAATCTGCTGCCTTCTTACCCTCAACCTCATCTTCCTTCTCGGGTTGCGTGTTGCGGCGAACTGTGTAATCATAAAAGTTAGGGTTGATATGTGGGCCGGGATAGCCACCCCAAGCCTGTGGACCAAGCTGATACGGGTAGAACTGATATGGGCCGGGATTCTGGTAAGGATTGTATCCTTGCGGGTAGGTCACCTGACCCCCATTGGCATAATTGCCCACTTGCGGCCCTGCATGATATGCCTGATTACCTGCTCGTTGGGCATGTGCCATTTGAGGACCAGCAACAAAACCGCCATTTGCCATAGGTAGTCTTTGGGGTTGACCCTGCTGCGCCATGGGAGCAGGGCGCTGTTGCATTTGTGCCATTGGTCCCCGCTGTTGCATTTGCTGCATTTGCGGTGGTTTCGGTTGGCCCTGTTGCATGGGTTTCATCTGTGGAGCAGGGCGTTGCTGTTGTTGAGGCATCTGAGGAGTTCCCCCAATGCGACCTTGTTGAGCGGCTGTGTTCAAATCCTTTTTACCAGAATCAACAAGCTTGTCAAAAAATTCAGTACCTTTCCGACGAACTACCTCCGCTGGAATTACATATTCACCGGGAGACAACTTCGCAGGAATGTTGTCTGCTTTATCTTGCGGCATAACGCCGGGGGGTAGTTTCATGTTGTTCATCATTCGCCTCGTTTGTATTCGGCTTCCCAAACACTGGGGTCACGCGAGATTTCGCGACGGAGCCGTTCCAGTGCTGTAATTCCTCCGTTAATCATGTGTAGTCTGTCAACAGTACAAGA